GCGTCAACCAGCGCCTGGAAGTCCTGCTCGGACTTCTCGTCGTCCTTGAGCGACATGCGCCCGGTAATGAGAACCGAATGCGTGTCGTGAAAGTACGGCTCCGTCCCGACCGATCCCTGGACATTGATAAGTTCCTGCTCGCTTGCGGTTCGGGTGATCTCCCAAGTGTTAATCTGTCCCGCTTTGACGTGATCCCGAAAATACTCGTCCCAGAACGTGCTGTGCCGCAGATAGGCGTGCACCTCTCCAATGTCCGTGACGGCCTTGAGGATCGTCTCGATTTCATCTCTGACTTCCTTGAACGCCACACGTTATTCCTCGCTCAGGCGCTCGGTAATGCGCTGTTCCATTTCTTTCATAATCGCCGTAATCTGCGACTCAAGCTTACGAAAGATGCGGGTGAAAAATCGCTTTGGCTTTCCCTGCCTGCTGGGCAGCCCCCGTGACTGAATCGCTTGGCCGATCTTAAAAGCGATCTTTCGCACATCTTCAGGATCGCTCAAATTCGCAGGCCGCCGGACCTTTTTCTTCCCGATGGTCTCAATGACAAACGGCGTGGTCTTTCGGGGCAGTGCACGCCGTATCCAGGCTGCAAGGGCCGGTTCGCCGTCGGGCCTAACCGGCGGGAAGTGCTGCGTCGCGCCCTTCTCGATGACATTCGCCTGTACAGTTGGGTTTGTCACTTTCCCCCGCACAATTTTCCCCTTAACCGTCGCGGGTATTCTGTCCCAGCCCGCTCGCAACGCTCCGATCGCTCCAAGGGGAGAGGCTTCTCGCATGGCATTGCCTACAATTATCGTGCCTTCGTTCACTGCGCGTATCGCCTCCTGTTGCACAAGACTAGCGGGCGCTTCCGCTTTTAACGCGTCCGGCAGCCCCTCGAAGTCAAGTGATACTTGAAACGCCATGTCTACCTCGTCCGCACTGGATGGTTCAGGAAGTCCTCGCCGTGCGCGAAGATGATCTCCACGTCGTTGAGAACGGCGGCCGCCTTCACGTCGCCGGACAGCCCGACAAGCGCCCGATATTCCTTCTTCGCTTCCTCGGCCAGGAACAGGAAGTTCTGACCCTGCCCCCCATAGTCCACCGCATCCGCCTGGATCGACGAGTCCGCACTCTGCGCGAAACGCGCGGCGATCGCTCGATAAGCATTGTGGAGCGTCTTGAACACAATCGCCAGAAAAGTGTCTGAATCGTCCACGTCCGACACCGGCTCCAATGTCCAGTCCGTCGCGATTCTCACACGGATGATATCGCCCACCTTGGTCGTCGTTTCCCTGAAGCGCAAGCGAAGCTGAAGTCCCGCGGCCTTCGTCGGATCCTCGTAGATGAACCAGTCGTCGTCCTTGTCGCGAAATACGGGAAAGTCCTCGCCCGCCGGGGTCTCGACCTCCAAGACTTCGGAGAAGCGCTTGATGAAGTCCGCCGGCAGCGCATAGTCGCGCGTCCCATCGCCCGGAATATCCGTGGTGACGTACCGCTTGCGGTCGTGGCTCGTATGCCGGACCGCACTCCGAATCAACTCGTCCACTTCGGACGGCTGTAGGAATTTCGCCCGGTCCTGCAGTCGTATGTTGACTTCGGTCCGAACTTGGCTGAACGTGAATGCAACCACTCAACAAACCTCTCCCGAAAGGAAAGGCGCCGGGCCGGATAGCCCGGACCGGCGCCAATCGAAGAAGGGGACCAAGAAGCTCAGTCAGTCAGGTTGTTCGGACCCCTGTCTTTACTGGTACTGGAACTCAAGCGTCACCACGCCTTCCGGCAGCGCCAGGCCCGTGCCATCCTCCGTCTTGTTCAGCGCGACCACCTCGCCGACGTCAATGTCGCGGTCGGCCAAGGTCGCCGAAAGCGGGATGTCGTCCGGCTTGAACGCAACGAGGTCGGTGCCGGTATCGTAGGTCTTGACCGGCGTCACGGCGGTCGTGCCCACGCCCAACAGTCCCTTGTTGCGCAACTGGACCTTGAGGGTGTTCGTGTCGTTGCCCGTCACCGCGGTCTCCGGCGTGTAGGTCACAGCCGTGAGGCGCACTTTGACGCCGGTCTTGTTCAACCAGACCACCTGATCGTCATCAACCGTAATGGCAACTGCGGGGATGGACACTTGAACGCTATCCGTGCCACCCATTTGGGTCCTTCTTGGTCTCTCGGCCATGTCGTTCTCCTGCGAAAGGGTCAGTCAGTCAGCTACTCAGTTCCGTAGACTATCAGTTAATTAGCCTTTCAGCCCTACGTGGTGGCGAGCGAGCCCACGAAGCCCCGGTGGTCCGCTGCGACGGATCCGAACACAAGTCTGGACTTGAACGTAAGTGCGTCAGCCTCAAAGGACGCGCCTGCGGTCGGCGTGTCCATCGGCGACTGCACGAAGATGTCCGGGCGATCCCGGCCACCCAGGAAGCCGACCGCAATGGTCTCGCCATCCGCCGGGTCGATCATCAGGTACCAGCGGAAATCGGTGTCCACCGCGGTGTCTCGGCCCAAGCCGATGGTCGAGAGCGACCGGATCCCAAGAGCGTTGACGATCGACTTGACAGTCGCGTCCTCGGCGTTGGTCACCTTCGCTTCCGAATCGGTGATCTCGAACGCCTCGTTCCTCTTCTTCGGTCCGACCAACAGGAGCTTGGCCTCCAGGCCAAGCCTTTCATTCGAGTCCTGCTCGGGCATGACCTGCAGCAGCTCCATCGCGTCGGTGACCGCCGTGTAGCTGAGCGCCGGGCTGCCCGAAACCAAGTTGTTGTGCGCTGCGTCGATGAGCGCGACGGCATCGGCCGTGTTCAGGTTCAGGTCGATCTGATCCCAGACTTTCTGCTGCACGGTCCGAGCCGCCGAGCGACCCAGAATGACCGGGACGCGGCGCAGCACGCCGATACGGTCGGCGAGCGCGTCCTCCCACGTGAACTTTAGGAGCTTCCCGCGCTTCTCGGGCGTGATCTGCTCCTCGTTTTCGGTCGGGTCGGTGAACTCCTCGTAGGGCGCGCCCTGGGCCACGATCGGCATGACCTCCACGCCGCCTATACGGGCGATGCTGAAGACATTTGTCGCGTCCTGCAGGGTCTCGAAGCTGGACACGATCTGGCGCCAGTCGTTGTGCGCGTCGGCCCTGTACTCCTTCTGGAGCTTGCGGAACAGAGCCTGTCCGAAGGCAACCGGGAAGTCGCCCGTGCTGATTGCCTCCTTCAGTTCGGCCGTCGCGCCCATGCCCTGAAAGTTTTCCCGCAGACGAGCGAAGTGCTTCTCGGGCAAAATCCGCGGGCTTCTCGGCACGGCCATCTTGATCGACTCGAAGATATAATCGGTCATTTCCTCGGGATCGACGTACCCAAGCCGTCCGCCGAGCATTTCGCCGAACGCCCGGTGCAGGCTGCTGATGGGCGCGATGCCATCGATCATCTTGCCGCCCTCGAAAAAGCCGTCCCAGGCCTTCTCCCACTTGTCGCCTTCGGTCATGCCGATGGCCACAACGTTCGGTTCGGTGTGCGCTCCGCCCATGTTTTTCGGCCTCACCACGACCGGCACGGGCACGGCTGCGGCTACCGGCGCGGCTACCGGCGCGGGTGCGGTCTCCTGCTTGGCACCGACTTCCGCGAGGTAGGCCACCTCGGTTTTGACGCGCTCGGTGATCGCGTCGACGGTGAGCTCCGAGCTCTCCGCGACCTTGATCAGCTCGCTGCGCAGGCGGGTCTTAGCGGCCTCGTGCAGTTCGGACCCGTTGAGCGCCACCTCGATGTTCAGCGTGGCCTCTTTGACCCGCAAGGCGGCCTCGCGCTTGGCGAGGTCCTGTTCTTTCACCTTCATGGCGTCTCCGTTGGCATCGCTGGCGGTCGTGCCGGCGTCGGCCGGGCTGGTTGCTGGGGTGCTCACTGTTGGGGTCTCCTGTGCGCTTTCCCGCGCTTGTAATGGAATCGTCTCGTTGGACTTCAGGCCACCCAATCCAGGGGCGCCCGATTCATGATTTTTGCACGGAAAGCTGTAAAGGCCGCGACGCTGCGACTCCTGTGAACCTTTCTCCGGCTCGCCAAACTCGGCGATCCAGCTACGCAAGAGATTCATGGCCTCGGGTAC